TGCTCTTCCATGTTTAGCCCTAGTGGGTTGTTGGCTCCGATTTGCAGCGGCTCTAACCTATCTCGCGTTCCTGATCGATAAAAATTGAGTGCACCCGGTGATGTGCGTACTGTGCCAAGAAAACCATCGTCTGGAACCATCAAAGGTGGATCGATTTGCTTTTGTGCAGCCTTAATTGTCGTCTCTGACATTTTGTTAAGCATTTTGACATCAGGCAGTGCAGTCATAGCCGGGGATCTGCCATAAGTGCTTACTGAGTCTTTTACAAATCGTGGTGACATAAACGGCATTTCGTCAAAGCCACCTTCGCTTAACAACTCTCGACCCTCAGCCATATAATATACAGACGCTACTGGTTTATTTTTTGCAAATGCCCCAGTAGCTTCTGCGCGAGGGAAAACAGCATGAACGACTTCATGTTCTTTGTACGGATCATTTTCTACGTCTTTTGCAACTTTCTTAGGCATTGTTGCGTCTGGAAACTGCATTGCAATTGATCGTGCAGTTAATTTAAATTTTCGATAGATCGTATCAACACGACCTTGGCTATCTTCTGAAATACAGATTTCTGCAATATGCCGACAGGCAAACCGCAATCCATCTTTCTCTATGTCTACATAAAAACTACCAGTACCAAAAACCACCAGGTCATAATACAATTCGTGTATTTCTTGCTGAAAGTTAGATCGATTGAACGCTTGGTTCATTTGATCTGTACAAACTTCTAGCCATTCGTTTGCTGCATCATCCCTTTGTAGTGCCGGGTTTCGGTATCGCAAAGAAAACCAAGGCGTACTTGGGCTAGTCAACATACCATGTAAAGAACCAGCTAACAGCTCTACTGCGTGTATAGCTGTGCCATCAAAAATTAATTCTGTGCGTTTGTCACCTTGTGTACGTTTTTTAACAATGTCAGCTTTTCTAGGAAGCATAAAATCAGCTAGTTGTTGCCAATGCTGTTCCCAGTTGCTGCGCTGGTTCTGTAGCGTTTTATATCGCCTATCCAGCTGCTGTACGAGCGGTGTGACTTCAGCCATTACATAATTCCATAACTAGTCATTATTGTTGGTTTCTTTTTGAGCTTGATGCCATCCATTGCACCGCCTTGCGTCCGGCCAGCCATTTTCTGCATCGAACGTTCCAACGGATCTACAGTCATTTGTCCGGGCATACGCGCTGGCTGTGATGACTTCTTACCCATCATACCAGCTATGTTGCGTGGTTTTTTCCTGTCACCTATCATCATATCAAGCGCCTATGAGTGTTTTGCGTCTGTTAAACGGATCAAACTCATCTTCATCATCGCCAGCCAATAACCCTTGAGCCCCACCAGGGTTAAGAATGTTAGACCCCATACCACTTGTCATAAAGCTTATTGCTTCATCTTCTGCCTCACCTACTGATGTGGTAAGCGCAGATGCTTGGTTTTGTTGTTGTGCTGCTGCTGAATTTACTGATGTAGCGGTGTTATCGAAATAATTTGCAATGTCATCTGTCGGGTCTACTTCGCCTTCTTCTTGTCCACCGCCAAAAGTAACATCAGCAATTTCCTCAACGTCTTCTAACGTTTCGTTAGTCTGTTCATCTAAAACTGTGTCTACTGGTTCTTCTGCTGGTTTTTCACCTTCTACAAAATATCCACGTACACCTAAATATGATCTAGCTGCATCTTCACTACTAAACACAAACTTTCTTGCATTTTTTTTACCAGTAAAACCGCTTGTCGTTGCGCCACTTAACTTATCACCACCAAGCGTTTCTATTGTAAATTTATCGCCATCTTGAACAATTCTAACTTCATCGCCCTTTTGAATCTTAATTAAATCTTCATTTATTTCATTGCCATATGCATCAACAGCCATGCTATTTCTCCTTACGCTGCAAACGGATTATAACCGTTGTCAGCATCCCTTTGAGCCGGACGTAGATTGTCTGACACAGCCCGAATACCGACTGCCAAATACCGATAAGCATCCGCGCTATGCGAACTCCAATCATGTACAGGGGTGTTCCTAAAACTACGTAAACGCTCATTATAAGCGCGGTGATACTGACGTAGAGCCTCAAGACCAGGCTTGCACAACTCTGCATCAAACCAGCAACGAGGGAGTAACATTTTTGCAGCATGTATCCCATCCTCTAACGGCAATTTCGGAACAACCCTAAAATTTATACCCAGGTCATACGCAGCCTCTCGCCTACTCTTCCCAGTACTCAATTCTCTAACTTCTATGTCATGCGGTGCATGATGCATCGAATATAAATATTCTTTCTGCTGCAGCACCTTCGCATAGTGCGGCAATCCCTCGCCCCTGTTTTCATAGTAATCGATTACATGCACAGCTCGCCCCACTTGCTGTACAAACCAGATCACTGTGCTATCGCCCACACCCAGATCCCAAAAAGTTTCTACCCTTACAGATGGATCATACGGAACTGAAGTGATGCGCCCCATCTCATGGAGCTCTTGTAACTCTTTTCCATAAACAGCACCGGGTACATTTGCCACCCAGCTACATTCATATTCCTGGGCATACTGGTCTGGGCTCATCATGCTCGATGCAGCCTCTAACTCCTCATCATCCAAGATCCCTGTTTCACTTGCCTTAAATAAAGCCGTGTGCCAATCACCTTGCCTCTCAGCTGCGTCATACAATTCATAAAACGCATTGTGACCTCTAGGCGTACCAATAAACAACGCCCAGCCCTTACGATCACTCAACGCTGGCCTGATGATCTCAGGAAACAAACTCTCCGGCATATCAGCCATCTCATCTAAACACGTACCGTCCTGGTAGATCCCACGTAAACTATCCGGGTTCTCAGCACCCAGTAACTGTATCCTTGCACCATTAGGCAAATCACACCGTAGCTCAGTCTCGTGAAACCTTACCATAGGTATCGCACCAGCAAACTGCTTAAGATAATCCCAGGCTACAGCTTTCGCCTGGCGGTATGTCGGTGCTATGTAACTAAACCTAGGGTTAGGCTTGTCACAAAGAATAGCAGCTCTCAACAAATGATTGATCGCCATCACTGTCTTGCCAAACCTACGATGACATACAACAACACCCCAGCGCTTCTCAGCTAGTGCCTGGTGCAATTGGTTTTGCAGAGGTCTTGGTGAATAAGGTATCTCGATGTGCATGTGTGTCAGTGTCTTGTGTAGGTGTTATATACGTGTAGATTGTGCGCCAATTTTTTTGGGGGGTGGGGGTCTGCCCCTGGCTAAAATTATAGGGTCATCGGGTGTGCAACCCGACTACATTACTTGTAATTACAATAGGTTAGCTATGCTGGGTCACAAGCTGGTCACAAACACTAGGCATATCAAAAACAAAATCAAATCTTGGGGGTATGCTTGCCTTGTACGCGCGACCCCTGTCACAGTCTATGCACTACACACACAAATCCCTAGTCACCTTGCATAATCATAGGACGTTTACGATCTATCATCTTGCTTAACTTCTTGCTGAATGCAGTAGCTTCTGCTTCGCTATCGAACTGTATAAAGTCACCGCGTTCAATTGACATATCATATGCTTTGCCTGGATTATCTTGCATATCTACAAGCTTGCCATTGACCATCCGTATTAATGGAAACAGCCTACCATCGTAGCTAAATGTTCTAACTGTCTCTCGCGCTTCAGTCATAGGTGTATCAGGATCTAATGCCCTTCGAGCCCATGCTGGTAACTTATCTATATCCATCAGCTAGCTTCTGCAGTGACATCACCACCTGACCAAGTCAATGTTATCTGTCCAGTCTGTTGCTTATCCTCTGCTTTATCACGTAACCCCAGTGGCTGCATCTGACGTATGTGCTTGTCCATATGATCAGCTTGTAATCGTCTACGTTGTACCTCTGCCATAGCCAGCTTTGGATCATCCGGTAACGCTGCTTCGACTAAGTCTAGTATCTGGTCACGCATGACCTCACACTGCAATGATCGAGCATTGCGATACTGTGTGTATGCATCCTCATCTTCCTGGACATAACGCAGTATTGTACGCCAAGAAGGTAAGTGATCGTTCTCGTTACAAATGCGAGTAAGGCTTACACCTTCCGCTATTGCTTCGCAGATAATGACCATCTGTTCTTTTGTTACATTACGTTTTGGCATTGTGTACCTAAGAAAAAAAGACCTGACTAGACTGGTTTTACAGTTTGAGACAGCATAAGCGCCAGTTGATTATGAATCTAGCCAGGTAAGTTAGTTGTTGAGGTATGGAATATACAGGCATTCCAGTTGTCGTGCTGACAGCTCGAACCGTTTTCTCGCGACAAGATATGGAGGGAGCTGCCAGCGTTTGACATTGATCAAACAATATCTGTCCAATCATATCATATCACATACTATATTTCGTGCATCCATACAAGCAATAGTTTTTTTTAACTAAAATATTCTGCAAGGATTTCGTCATCAGTATACTTGAGCTTTGCCCATAGTCTAACTAGTGCATCCTGGTAGCGTCGCTTGATCTGTCTGCCATCACGCAAACCATGCATTCTTGCAAGCTTCTGCCACTGTGCGCCTCTTTCTCGGAAGGCGGCACTGTGGCTGACAGCCCATACCATTTTACGATCATCTGCATCCATGTGCTCGATACCAAGAATAAGAGCTCTATCATATGCACTAACTTGTTTTGGAGATGGCACTGGTAACTTTGGATTAAACTCTGCGCTACCATATGCTGACCACTGCTGTCGATACTCAGGCCATGATCCTAGCTTTTGTTTTCTAATTGCCGGGGGAAGTGCTCGCTCTGTTTTTGCTGCCTCGAAAAACATATCACTGAGCTGTGCTACGTCAGGGTTATCCACAAGGTTTGCTCCGAAAAAAATATGATGCCTATATACACTTAGTGTACTCACTTAGTGATAACTCTTTGTGTGTTTGTCGCGTTTGCAAATGAGCTCTATGATGGCTCATTTCCAACGCTGTGTAATCACTTAGTGTTAACACTTAGTGTATACTGTGTTGCGACTGCGTCGATTATAAGAACACCCAAAAATAGCAGTCAATCCCCTATTTTTCCACAAACGTCTAACTTGCTATTTGACGTACGTCCTCGTGTATTTACGTATAAGTTTTTTTTACTTTGCTTCGCCCGGTTGCTCTTTATCTGCTGCAATGTGGCTAGTGTGTGATCAAAATCATCGTCATCCATCCGCATCATGTAGCTTAAAATCGTAGCTACATTTTGTGTAGTCTCAGACATTTGTTATCCCCTTCGCTTCGTCCTCTGCCAGGCGTATGACCCAGCTTAATTTTAATAATTCATCGCCCATGTCTTCAGTCACAGCGCCACTGAACAACACTTTGTTGTATTTGTTTTCCACAGCCTCTGATGGACGTACTGACCAGGTGGCATCGCCATCCTTCACACTGACAGTAAACAGCATATGCCCCACTGTGACTTCCCGGTTCATTCTGCTTGCATCTCTACTACAAATTCTTCAACAAGATGTTTCTTTACGTGTTTAATGTCAGGGTCTTCCCAACGACATTGAAGAATATGACCACTTGTAACTTCACGACCATTTTTCTCATAAAATTGTTTTTCAGTCGTTGATATGGAACTATGCAAAACATCCATTAATTTTTTTGTGATATATGCAGTATTAGATGGGTCAACAAAATCACCAAACTCTATACTTAATCTCAATACTTTCATTGCGGATCCTCGTTTATAATTTCATCCTCAAGCAAGTTGATCTTGCCACTACCGCCACACACCTCGCATGAAACCATCTGGACGTACTCACCGTTGTTAAATTCCGTAGGCCAATGCACGTAGTAGGTCATTTCTCTTTCTCCGTACCCTCGACAACGTGAACACCTGACCAGTATCACATCGTCATCAGACATCACTTCACCTTTAGTTTAACTAATGGCGTCAAGAACGCTGTGACGTCCTCGATGCTCTTACACAAAGCCCAAGCAAAACCAGCATCGATAATCTGATCTCGCATACGCCTTTGGTTTTCGTTCATTACACCGCGCTTTGCTTTGAGCTCTATAAAGATTGCTTCGTTGTTGCCAGACTTGGTTGCAGTGCCAGGACAAAACAATTCCAGGTCAGGCCAGCCATACTTCGTACCCATTTTTTTGAGCCTGTTAATGTAGTTGATATGTCTACGCCCCTCGTTCGGACTGTGGTGGTAAACACAGCCATCAGGCAGCGCTACATCAAGCCAGCAAGCGACCTGGCGTTGTAGATCGTCCTCAGTCTCTACGCAGATAGAAGTCATTTGGCATCACTGCGCTATTTGTCTTAATTACAATGCGCTCCATAAATTCTTGATTAGGTATCAGTCTTGATTTATCGTCAAAACTAAGACACCAGCGACGAGCCACTGCTGCATGACTAGCACCCAGCTGCCTTGCCAGTTCTGAATAGCTCCAGTTATTTTGCTTTCTATAATCGTCAAGTGTCATAGCAATCCTTACTGCAAGAATTGTAAAAACCTTGACAAAAATTTGCAAGCCTCTTAATTGTAGTATCAGTTTGACCGAATGCGACAAGGTGATTATTATGGAATCAACCATCAACAATTTATTTAGAGAACCAGCCATAATGCCAAATAATCTAGATGCAATCATCCGCGCTAGCGGCATGAATAAAAAGCAAGTTGCGAAAGCAGCTGGCATGACCCCAGAAGCACTATCGAGACACATACATGGTCATGTTAATATGACCTTAGAGAATGCTGAGAGGTATGCAGAGATCCTTGGTGTATCTGTTCAAAAGATAATGTTTGTTAATCCACCAACGCCCATCGTTGGAGAAGCAATTTTACAAGCAGACGATATTATTGTTAGAAATTTTCTAGCTAAGTGGACGCAAGGTGTGCAAATCAGATCCTACTTAGGCGATGATATATGCGCTGTTAAATATACAGCAGAGCCTGGTTATAAAGGTTATTGGTACGAATATACAGATGCTCTTTGTTTTTATCTAAAGAAACCAATACTAGAACATTTTGTTGATAAGGGTTGTGTGCAAAACCCATCTTTAGTTATGCTAGAAGATGAAATCAAGCTACCTAATCAAGAGCCAACGCGATTGATTGCTGGCGTGGTATACCCAGAGCCAGGTAACCTTTATACCATAGACAGTCCTAAAAATGGTATAAACCTACGAGGACTGAAACTTGTATGGGGTACACCATATATATCTGCATTGTTTAGACCAGATCTGCGTGGCGTTACTTATGTTGACATTGAATGTGAACACTCTGACTGTAAGGAATGCAACAATTCTTACAGCAATTCTTGACCGATAGTATCCAACTCTATATTCTTTTTCTTACGCATTCTTGAATTAATTCTTGACAGATTTTTTGCAAGCTGATTATTTAATCGTGCGATAAGATATGGAGTAACTGATGTTTGACATCCCACAATGGGCTGTTCGACATGACTACTTTCATCATTCTAACCCAAGATCTGGTGATCGGGCTAAGAAGTTATTTGAGAAAGTACATGTCAGACCAGCTCTAAAAAAAGCGTTTGATACGTTAAAAAATATTGAGGCACACGAACCTGATCTAGCAGAGGCTAGGCTCACGATTGATATCTTTAAGAACAATCGTGGGTCAGCTAAAATGGCTGCTGGTAGAGCTGTGCAAGATGGTACTGATTTATGTCTGATACCTGACGGAGAATTTGGACAGACACTGAGCCTACAAGAAGCGCAGCTGATAGCCAAAGATAACTTAGCAGCATACATACCTAAGAACTACGACCAAACGGTTGAGGCAAACGATAAAGAGCAACTAGAGAAATGCCTGGAAGAAATAGATGCCGTTGTAGAGAACGCTGTGTTCGGCCTTAGAGAAGCTATGGCGCGTGACAATAGGTACATTGGTGAGATCGAGCTTCTTGAGGCGCTCCCAGGCAACGTTCTACCACACAACACACTCCCAGACTACGGACGTAGAGGTGATCTAAAAACCAAATGGTCTGGATCTCCGTATTTTAATAAAAAAGGTGAACGTACTTGGAAAACTGGATACCTACCAAAAACCCTCTCTGGAATGTGGGATATGAACAACGTCTACCAGGCAGCTGGCTTCTATGCTCTTAACGGTAAACAACCACCGTTCTTGGTCTATGCAAATGCTTCTGACTACCGTGTGTTTGATCAAACTAATTCACCAGAGCTTACGCCTGATTTTCTAGATGACGTAGTGCGAGACATATCAATACAGCACAAGGTAACAGAGAACATACTACGCGCAGCTGAAACAAAGGAAGAGCTGCTTGGCTTGGTATCACCAGATTGGGAACATTTTTTTTGGAAGAGTAGCAGTCCAGCGTATATCCGCGAGGCTAAGAAATTATGGGGGATGGAATAATGAAATTAACAGCAGATGAAACAAAAACAATCATCCAGGCGTTAGAAGAACACAGAGGTACGCATTGTTACAATCATTATGAAGATGATTATGAGTGGGAACAATCTTTTGAAAAACGTTGGGCAGATGAAATTGACGCCTTACTAAAACGTTTTAACAAATCTTTAAAACTTAAAATGATTGATCAAAGAATTGCAATAGAAATTGCTCAACACGAACGTATGCATAATGAGGACATGCCATGAGCAATAAAGACGCAATAGCTGCACTAGCATTAGCGCAGTCACAAATGAAAACACCACACAAGGATGCAACTAATCCGCACTTCAGAAACAGATACGCAAGTCTAAAGTCATGCATCAAAGCAATTAAACCAGCTCTTAACGACAATGGGTTTGCACTCATCCAGGCTGCTGGCAAAGATGAACAAGGTCATTACATACAGACTACTTTTGAGCATACATCTGGTGGTTTGTTTACCAGTAAGTTTTATATGGAGCCTGAGAAAAAAGGTATGCAAGGATTAGGATCCGCTGCTACCTACGCCAAGCGTTATGGCTTGCTAGGGCTTGCTGGCATCGAGCCTGATGAAGATGCAGACGATGATGGTAATGCAGCAGATGAAAAACCAGCTGCGCCTAAACCAAAACCACAGCAAAAGAAACCTCATTCAGAAGCAGCTCACGATGCAGCTGTACGCGAGGAGCAAAACACTGCGCCTACTACACCGCAACAACTTAAAGAAATCATAGACAATAAAATTAAATTAGCTTCTGCACGCTGGCAAATCAAAAAAATACAACAAGATCATAATAAAGATTTTCAAGTTATCAAAGAACACGATGAAAATATAAGCAAAGAACTTGCTGCATACCTTAAAACACGATGGGAACAACTTAATACTGGAGAAAGATAATGCCACATTTTGGAAAGAGTAACCACCAGTTTAGAACAAGCTTAGATAGCACAAAACAATATCGTATTACTGCTTGGCTAAGTTTTAAACAAACCTGGAATGATGCAGAAAAAAGGTTTGAAAGAAACACACCAGAAGAAATAAGTGTGTGTCGTAAGTTGTATGAACAGCTCGCGCAGCATCCCGGTCTACAGTTGCAGCTTAACATTGATGAAAGAATACGTGACGTAGACGATGTAAAACAATTTCCACGAGCTGCTATTGTAAATTTATATGTGAGCAACATGCAAAAACCAGAGTATCAACAGCCAGCAGCTGCAGTAGAAACGTCATTAGATCTAGATGATGAAATACCTTTTGGTAATACCGACGATGCTGATGATGAATTTGTGGGGTTTGAGTAATGACAGAGCCATTTTTATTAAGCGTAAAAGACGCTGCACAATTTTTGTTTGGTGACTACGATAGAAGCAGTCAAGATCGTACCAGGCAATTAATAAATAAGTTTGAACTACAAAAATATGTAATTGGGAAAAGAACATACGTTGTTAAAAAAGAGTTAGCTGACAAGTTTAAGATTAACGAGTCAGCTAAACAAAGCGACAAGGTAGTGAAGCTAAAAGATCGCGGATAGCTTATCTACAGCAGCTGCATTGTCAGCGTCTGACTCTAACCAGTGACCGTAGATGCCTTGTGTAACACGAATGTCGCTGTGACCCATGTATGTTTTTACACGCCACAAATCATCAGGGTACGCCTGGAGAAGCTTAGATGCATAGTAGTGTCTAAGCTCATGCCAGGTAATAGGTGCAACACCAGCGCGTCTACAAGCGTCCTTGATGCGCTTTAGATACTTCGCTGATGTAACTGGGTGATTAAACTCTGTGCCAAAGACAAGCGTGTCAGGATCGTTTGGTCTACCTTGCTGTATGTAGAGCTCTTTAAGTTGTGCAAGTACATCGCGTGTCAGCGGTATGGTACGCAACCCAGAGTAAGTTTTAGGATCTTTAAAAACGTTTGCCGTTTTGTGTTCAATAGCGCGGTCAACAACTACCTTGCCACCGTCTAGATCTACTTGCCCCCAGGTCATTGCGCGTTGCTCACCCTGACGTACACCAGTAGTTGATGCAAACCTGGCAAAGAACTGCCATCGAGGACACAGCTGAGATATGATGCTGTTGATAACATCAGTTGCGATGCGCTGCGCTTTACTCTCGCCAGCAGTGCTTTGTATTTCACCTTTGCGCTTCACACCGTCAAACGGATTAGTTTCTCTACAACCCTCGATGATAGCGTAGTTGATCATCATGCCTATTGAGCCACAAATGTTTGTAACAGTTTTGACTTTGCGACCTACTTTGAGCTGATCCATTATCTGGTGTGCGACCATACCTTTAGTTAGATCTGCGACACGCATGTCAGCAACAGACTTGCCATCGACAACGCAATCTAAAAAACACTCTGCGTGTCGAACTTTTTCCTGGTGGTAACTTTTAGATTGATCGCCATCACGATATTCTTTTTCAACTTGTGCAATGTAATTTTTTGCAAGCTCGTAGAATGTCCACTTCCAGGCATCACTAGATTTATTAGTGTCTGATGTTTCTTTCACAAGTGCATCGATAGCAGCTTGTGCTTGCTCACGTGTTTGATAGAATTGTTGTGATCCGTTCTGTAATTCAGATCGCGTATCGACACACCAAGATTTTTTATTTTGTTTTGCGCGTGATGCATATCTTTTGGGTGTAATCTGTAACATAATCATCTCCATATTCTTGTCGCTTTATATGAAGAATATATGATTTTCTTAGTCAAATTACAAGCGTTTCCCGCGACCCCCCCTAACCTTTTTGTGACCCAGCTTGTGACCCAGACACCCCCAGCCACAGTTAAGTTATTGATTTATATAGGAAAGTAGTGGCGCGGTTGACGGGGCTCGAACCTGACAAATAGCTGTTTACATTGCATTTTTCTACAGTTTTTGCAGTATTTTGCACCACTTCGCGCATAGGTGTGCATAGGCGTGTGTGACCCATCTGTGACCGCTGGTCACAAATTACGAATCAAAATCAAGCTCTGGTCTAGGCTTTGGTTTAGGCATACTCGACACTCGATGTGTTTGCTCACACTTCATAAGTATCACACCATAACGCGCTTGCATAACGTCACGCAAATCAGTCTGCGTAACAGCCACACAATCATCGTAACTTTCAAACATTATGATGTGTTGGTATGCGTTATCTTGGATGCCGTAAGTCAGCCACAAGATTGTCCAGAACTTTATCATGTTTTCTTGTTAGCGTTTATGCGTGAGATACGTTTGCCTTTGCGAACTGCATCAGCTTTTGAGCTGGCTCCCCAATCACGCAACGCCATAAGCAGAGGTGTCGGCTTGCCATTTTTTTTTTCTGCGCCACGCATCTTACCCATGCGCTGGAGAAAGGCAGCTCGCCTACCACTGTTGCCAGACTTTTCGGGTGGTGCGCTCATTTCTTTTTCGCAGTCTTAGCAGCTTCTTTAAAGTTCTTTGCAGTCGGAGCTCCAG